TGTTTTGACCGGTATATTATTATTCCTAGCCATGCACTGTTTAATACAAAACAGTATCAGACAATTAGCTTAAAAGATGTCAAAAGTAACAATGTTTTACTCGTTTCCGCTTTGTGTGAAGTAATATATCAAAGTAATGCAGAAGATATTGCGATCCTCAAACTCCCATCTAATCACGCCTTAACTTTTAAAGACGCCAAGTTTAACACAGAAGGAGAGAATTCAACTCATCTAGTTACACCAGTAGGTGCAATTAAAACTCAAAATATTAGATCATCGGCATCATTAGGTGACATTCCCTATTCAATGAGTGGAAATAAACACTTTTCAAACGTTATTAAACCATGTGATAGAGAGTTGTATACGGTCCATTTTAGAGGAATGTGTGGCAGTGTTTTAGCCACCCAACATGGAAGAATAATGGGAATGCACGTCGCAGGATCAGATAAAGAGTGTTTAGGAGCTAGTTTAATTTGGTCGAAAAACCTTTGCACTTATTTAGAATCTCTCCCGCGCATGAACAGCATGCCTGGAACAATTTTCTTACATGAAAAACAGGACCAAAACTCATCGTGCGCGAGAGTTGAATCGTTTGGGTACGCGGCAGTTCCGGATAAAACAAAGATCATGCCAAGTCCTTTATATGGGTCTTACCCAGTGACTCGCTCCCCGGCGAACCTTAATAAATATGGGTATGAGACGGTCAAACAGATTTTTTCAAAGTCAACAAGTCAAGTCATTCAGCCCCCAGCAGAAGAGATTTTGTTTGGTAAAGAAGTCTTGAAAGATCTTTTACCAGAATTTGGAGATGTAACCGACAAACAAGTGATAAAAGGGTATGAAGGAATAGCCCCTATGAAAAAAGATACGTCCAACGGTTTTAAATGCAAGAAATCAAAGTTAGAGTATATAGATTTTGAAGAGGGAGTTCCCAGAGATTTCTTTCTTAAAGAACTAAATGATTGGGAAGAAAATATTAAATTAAACAACCCTAAAGATAATGAGAAATTTGTATGGTTCGAAACTCTTAAAGATGAAATTAGAAATAATGAAAAAGAGGGAGAACCTAGATCTTTCCGTGTATCTACAATACACCAACAATTTTGGACTAAGAAGTTAACTGCCGAGTTAGTTTCAAAAACTTTAATTGACCGGAAAAATAATCAAATAATGATAGGTTGTAATCCAATAGTAGAGTGGCCTTTGATGGCTTCCACGCTGCAAAAAGGAAATATCTTTGCAGGAGATATAGGAAAATGGGATGGTGCTATGTTGCCATCAGTACAAAAAGCCCTTAATGAAGTTATTTTAGATAAATATAGAGGACATCATAAAGAAATGTTAGCAGCTATTCTACAAAATTTGATGAATTCAATCGTTTTAGTTCAAGGCAAAATGTATATAATGACACACTCAATGCCTTCAGGATCATTTTTGACGGCTTTTTATAATAGTTTAGTTAATCGTTTCTACACAGCCATGTGGTATAAAAGACATACTCCAGAAGCCATAGTTGCTGTTTTTAATAAAGAAGTGGTAGACTATGTCTATGGAGATGATAAAGTAGTAGGAGTTAAGCCTACAAGAACTGATCTTAATGCAGTTACAATGTTAGAGTTTTTTAAGTCTATAGGAATGAATTTCACCGACGCAAATAAGCAGCCAATAACGGTTCCTTACCAAAATTTAGATGAAATATCATTTCTTAAAAGAGATTTTATGTATCACGCAGAATTAGGTAGGATTGTATGTCCTCTATCTCTGAATACACTACAAAATACCATATCATGGGTAGATACAACTAAAGAGTTAGACGTAGTGATGGATGGAAAAATAGGAGCAGTGTACAGAGAATTGTATCTGCATCCGAATTATAAAGATTTAATGGTTAACTTCAGACTCATTGTCCAAGAAGCTTATCCAGATTTTAGGTGGCTATCATATGAGTCGCTGAAAAATTTGTACAATAGGAGCCCAGAGCAATTCTTAATAGATAGCTCTAAGTTCTTTTCATATGAATAAACAAATTTATAGGAATCTTATTCAGTCTTAATTTTTCACTGAATATTGTAGCCTTTTAGAAAAAGATCCCATATATGACAATGGAATTGCACATATTTGGTAATAAATTCCGCACAATACAAAAATAATAATAATTCAAATATTAGTTCAGAAGCATCTAATCAAAATGCTTCAAACCAGCAAGTTTTAGCTAGTGTCGAAGAAGATGTTATTAGCTCAGACTCTAGAAATAGAGACTTTGATAGTCTCAGTACATTTACAGAAGGCTCAACGAATAATCAAACAGGAGTCTCTGTTGGTAATGCAGTCGTAAATCCAGTCTCACAAGCCTACTATTCTAGTCTTAGAACTAGAAGTGTAGTGGAACCCGATTTCATATACACTGAATGGCCAAAGACGGTGGGGATGGATCCTTCCCTGAAGATGACTTACTCTCCTTTGTTAAAGAAGCCTTTCAAATTAACCAACGTGAAATGGGATACCACACACACGTTCGGCACAGCAATAGCCAGTCTAAATTTACCTAGTATGATGTTAACAAATAACGATATTATTTCGCACCCATTTTCGATGGGAGCATATTATAGAGCAAAAATTTCGTTAATTTTCCAGGTAGCTGGCTCACCCAATCATGCGGGAGTTGTTATGGTCACAGCTCTTCCTAAGGGAATATTAACAGGCTCAGCGACATACTCTTTGTACCAATTAATTAACACAGGTATGTCTGCACCTCACGCATTTTTACATGCTAATGAGTCAACTTCCGTTAGATTGCAAGTTCCTTTTTATTCTAATACTGCTTTGCTTCCTAGTGAACCGGTAGAAGGATCAAGAATGTCCTACTTAGATCATGATGGAGATTATGCTTCAGTCCAAGTGGTTATTATGAACCCACTGTCTACGAGCACAGGATCTACCGATGTTACTATCTCAGTTCATGCTGTTTTTGATGATATTGAATTCTATGTTCCAGATACAGTAAATAAAAAGTGGAGTGAAACGTTTAGCGCTGAATCACTGGGAGTGGCAAAGCAAGGCAAGAAACTATTAAACGACTTAATAGATACAACAACCAACATTTTTAAAAGATCAGTTGGTTTGCATAATCCAAATATTCCTACTCAAGAAGACGAAAAACAAGTCGTAGCTTTTAGGCAACCCCCTAATGCAGTGGGGTCTAGCACCAACTATGAGAAATTAGATCCTTTTACAGATTTTGATCGTATAACTAATGACTTTATTTACGGCACAAAACAAGACGAAATGGACATTAAAAATATAATCTCAAAACCAATTTACATTGGAAAGTTTAAAGTAAATGCTTCATCTCAAGCAGGACAAATACTTTGGGCGAGACCCATTACTCCAATGCAATCTGTCGGTTTTAAACTGACAGCTGCCTCTCCGTATCAAGGAGAAGAGACTGAATACAGACCTATAGCCAATAATTTTCAAACACTTTATTGGCTTAGTAAATATTGGAAAGGATCAATTAATGTACATATACAGAGTAGTATGTCCAATTTCCAATTTCTTAAACTAGCCCTAGTAAGGAATTATGCTCCAACTTATAACAGTCTTTCTAAGTTTCCTGACTATGAAAAGATGAGAAGTATGATGGTGGAAACTTTAGAGTTTTCAGCAGGAGGCCAAATCCAAACTATTAAATTACCATTTGCTAGTATGTTTAATAAATTACCAACAACTTTAGATCCGATTACTAATTTAATGACACATGGCATGTATTATATATATTTAGCTCAGCAATTAGTAACATCAGGAACATCAACGACTTCAGCTGAATTTAATGTGTACATTTCAGCAGGAGACGATTTTCAATTTTATGGATATACATTAGATCCTCTGACAATGTTTGGGAAAACAGATGCTGGTTTTTCAGCTGAGGCATCTGTCATGGTACCGATCTCTTCCCAGATTGCATTGACCAACCCTGGGCATTCCACACAAGAAGACAAGGACAGTGACCATAAACCCATAAGTAACATAAGAGATTTTATTAGGAGAATGTATCGCACTATTCATTTAGATGTCTCAGGAAGGGATGTTGTTCAACAAGATGGTCTTATTTATTTTGATGTATATCAGCTATTATCAGAATGGTTTCCTCCAATCACTGTTCCGGCAGGCCAAGATCATAGAGAGTTTGCTTCTCCAAGAGGAATTCTCAAGTCAATGTTTTTGGGTATACAAGGAGGCATCAAAATCAAAGCAGTAATTCAAGGAACTTCCGCAGCGCAAATGTGGTTTGTGCCACCTTCAATGTCAATAAAAGAAGAAGGGCTATTTGTATCTGATGCTACTTATATGGGAACAAATACCTTCCCAGATAATGCGACACCTAAAGCTTTGCAGTGTAGTAGAGCTTTGATGAATATATATAACGAGACAGGGGTCTTGCCTTACAATTGGTCGAGTGTTACTCCTACTATAGAAAGACCAAATTATATTAATACCACCTTCGGGCAGGCTATAAACTTTGCTCAATCTGATGCGACGTCAATATCGACAAATAGTTGCATAATCGAAGCTCATATTCCTAATTTGTCTCCTCTGAATTTTGTAGGGGACGCGCATTCTTTAACGGGCTGGTCAGTTTCATCTGGCACCAGGGCAAATAAATTTGCCACTGATTTAGGTAAGATAGTCTTTGCAACTGGAATACCTACAGCCTTTACCCCGAACATTGCAAATGTTCCCACCGACCTAAACATTTCTTTGTATATAGGTTGTGATGATCAAACTAGATTTGGTTATCAAATTGCAACGCCACTAGTTGCACCACCCACAGTTATAGATGGAGGGATACCACATATAATTTCTAATGCAAATCCATTTCATGGAGGTGCATTCCCAATAACATACCCTAATTTTGGGTATTATCCAAATAATTAAAATTAAAGATTACGTTAGTACGTAACTTATACAGCTCATGAG